TGAAAGAGGAGCAGGATTTCGGAGCTGAATAATGTCTTTTCCGTTTAACGAGTATAAAATACTTCGTATAATACAGTCGGCGTTCACTGCGCTGAAGTCAACGGGTAGTTCGTTTGATCAGACTTTTAAATACCTATTTGACACTCTAGACTTAAGCGAAGAGGAACGTTCTGCATTCAAAGATATCATTATAAATGACAAGATTCAGTATCATACAACTTATGCAACGATTTCGGCGTCGCTCCCAAACATTGTTGTGATCATGGATCAAGAAACGCAAATAGAATCAGATAAACCTATTGGCGATGTATTAGGTAGTGAAACGCACGATGACGGTTCGGTATCAGATGAATACGGCACTATCAACATGGGTGTTTATTCTATCAATATCCTTGCAAAGCAGATTTTGTTAGTAAGAATTCTCGGTACATTCGTAAGATATATACTAGAACAGTATTCTGCTAACAATGATGATATGCCCGATTTGGACATAAACACTGATAGATTTTCACCCGACGCCGAGTTTTTCCCTATTGATGTATTTCACGTTCACTTGATCGTGAGATTCAGATATGTTGAATCTTGGAACGACTTTGGCGATACATCTGCATACGGAATGATTAATCAGATCTTCCTGATGTCTTGTGATCGCGACTTTTGGCAAAATATCATGGGAGATGCTTAAGAAACGCCATAGATTTGTTAATTTATAAACATGACATAGGTTTATCTTCACTCTATGCGATAGGAGAAATTTAATGGGTGTATATTTTAACGGCCGATACTACATTAAGCCACAAGTGGCAACCTATGTAGATGATACAGCTTTAACTCCGGTTGGCCTTGTCGGTTCAAACGTAATAGGAATGATGGGCCCAGCTAAAGACGGTATCCCAAACCAGGCCTATTTATTGACTTCATTGAATGATGCGACCGATATTTTCGGTGAAGGGCCTCTTGTCGATGGCGTTGCAATGGCGTTCAACGGCGGTGCTCAGTATATCTGGGCTACTAGAGTCGGCGGCGCTTATTCAGCGCATGCTTTTACAAGCATCCCAATGCAGGCTATCATTCAGACAACGGGCAATACAACTACGCCAACAACTTTCCCATTTAGACTTCTGTCCAAAGCTTATGGAACTCAGGCTAATGGAATCCTTGTCACTACAACCGAGGCATCCGGAAGATTATCTATTACTGTTGCAGCTCAGCAAAATACGATTGCAGGAACTGGAATAGGATATGATGTTCTCTCGATTCTAAACTCTGGAACATCAACATCTTTTACAATCGCAACTTTAAGTACAGCATACAATCTTACGATTGTACAAGGAGCTAATACTGCTCCTGTTATTGATTTAGTGGGAGTAGCTTCAACAACAGACCTTGTTGAAAGAATAAAAGACGCTATGGCAAATGCCACTCCTGCTGCAATTGATGACACAACATTCACATTTACAGTAATGAAGGAAGTTCCTGGAACTGAACTTGATGCTGGTGCAACAACTGCTGCTTCTGCCACAGTGCCTGCATATGTTCGAGCCAATATGAAGGCTGCTTTTGATTGGTTTAATGCAGGAAATCAGCCATACGTTTATGCTGAAGATGCAGGTAATATTTTTACGACATATGTGACTAAAACGATTACAGATTTTGCTCCGCGCACAATCAACTTCGCTCTTGCTGCTCAGGCAGGCAGTGGCGGAACAATAGATTCTACATCTTATACGGGTGCCTTGGCGGAGATTTATGAAGATCTTGATTTAGACCTCGTTGTTCCAATTGTTGATGATTATTTAGGAACTACGATCACAACAGGCACAACTCCTGATTCTATCTTTACAGCAGTTCATGATCATTGCAAGGCGATGAGCACGACAAAGGCTGAAGAAAGAATTGGCCTTGTAGGTTATCAGTTTACTGATGTCGGAGGTACTACTCCTGATGGTTCGCCAGAAACTCTTGTTACAACTTTAACTGGCAAAGCCACTGCTTTCAATTCTCCATATATGGTGGTTTGCTCACCGAGATTCAAAACATTTGACATCAAGGGTACTCTTAAGTACTTCAATGGTACATACACCGCGGCATATATTGCTGGTCTCATTGCTTCCTTCCCTGTTGGTGAACCTATTACTAACAAGGATGTTACAGGAATGCAGGGCCTTTCAACATATTTCTTGAATCGCCACATCCTCCAGCTCATTGATAATGGCGTTCTCGTAGTTGAAAGAGTAGGTGGAGCTCTCAAGGTTGTCCAAGGTGTAACCTCTTGGATCTCCGATGATAACTTCAACAAGAAAGAGATCTCTGTCAGATTGGTAACGAACTATATTGCCAAGAACTGCAGAGAGAATTTGAAGCAGTTCATCGGTCGAAAGAATTCTCTACAGATGCTCCAGATCATCAAGGGATCTTTGGTCCAGGTTCTTCGTGAACTTGAGAACAATGAAATCATTGTGGGAACAGCTACTTATCCTGCATACCGAAACTTAATTCTAACAGCTGATGGTGACATTGTTAGAGTGTCGTTCGAGTGCTCCCCAGTTCTCCCAATTAACTATGTGTTGATCACAATCCATGCCACAATCTTCAAGGCAACGATCTAATCTAAGGAGTTATTATAATGGCTAAAGTATATTCAGGCAACACCGTCATGGTGGTCATCAGGAATCAGCCGGTCGGCTTACTCCAAGATGTCACCGCCGATGAAGATTTTGCTCCGGAACCAGCTTCCGGTATTGGGGATCCAAGAGTGGTTGAGTATGTTCCAACGATGTACAGAATATCGTTGGCCGTATCTTCAATGTCCCTCAAGAAATCCTCACTTTTCAATGTGGGTGTTTTCCCGGAGACAATTGACACATACTTGGCTACTGAGCCCTTTACCGTAGTCATTATTGATAAAACTTCGAAGAAAACAGTTCGTCAATATAACAACTGCATTTTCGGAAGAGGCACACTTTCAGTTAGAAAGCATACGATTGTTTCTCACAATTGCACGCTGCTTGCAACTGAAGCCCTTAACGGAGATGCAGATGGATTTGCAGAAACTGAAGCTTAATAAATAAAGAGGTGTAAAATGGCTCAGAAAATTTCGCAATATTTTACTTACAAAATTGGCGATAAAGAATTCAAACTAAGATATAAAACCCCGAAGGTCGGAGAGCAGATCGCAATAGGTCAAAACTATGCAGCTCTCAAGGCCGGATTTACAGTTCTAGATGAAACCTCAGATTTGCTGGCTTATGCTACTGCGACCTTGAATGTAGTTATTGTAGATAAGCCAGCAGATCTAAATCTCGAAGATATAGATACTGCAGATTGGAAGACTCTCCGTCAAATGTTGTCGGACTACCAGTCATTCGCCTTTTTTCGTGACAAGGCTCAGGCAGAATCTTCTACGTCGTGAGCTGACTGCCGCCTCTCTTAAAGATCCAGATATAGCAGAGGATATAGAAGATTTTGCATTTCAAAAGCTAAAGAAGCAAGCTAAAAATGACGTAAAAAACAACTTGGCTCGTCTTATCTATCGAGCTAAATTTAACCTCCCTCCTAATGACCCTCGATTTTTAGATCTCACCGATGAAGAAATTGTATATGAACTAATCGTGCAGGCCGAGTACAATAGATGGGCTGAAGACAGGGTAGAAGAGGAAGATACTGACGATAACAAAGTTATTGTTAAGAATACTGATGAATTTGAAAGTATTGCAAAGCGTCTTGAAAAGGGTGAAGACATTGATTTATCGACGTTAATGACTTCAGAAGAGGATTGGGAAAAATTAGATGGCTGATGTAGGTTTACAGAATGCGATCAGGGAGCTAACTCAGATTGTAAGGTCTCAGCTGGGTGGTAAATCTCCAATGATCCCTTTTGGACCTGGCTCTGCCGGCGATATTAAGCCGGGCGAGGTACCTCAAGGCTGGCTAGATAAACAGAAGGAATATCTGGAAGCGCATACTGATGGAATTCAAAAATCGACCGAAGACCATATAAAGGGCTTAAAGAAAACAAACGACGAATTTTTCGAAAAATCTACAAGACTAAATCTTCAACTTGCTCCCCTCTATGAAGCAATTCATCTATATGGAAAATATAATTTAGGCCTCCCTGCTCAAATGATGGGCGGAACCGCTGGCCGTGGCATGCGGGCAGGATTAGACGTATCTAGAGACACTGGGCAAATGGGTTTTGATATAGCATCTGCTATGGCTACTCTAATTCCTGGCATTGGCATGTTTGCAGCAATGGGACTTCAAGCTGTAGGTCGTGCTGGTGGTGCTGGTGTTGTTGGCGATGTTTTATTTCGTCGTGAGGCAACTGAAGCTGGCTTAAAACGAACCTACATGGAAGACTTTGAAAGTAAAAGATGGCAAAATGAAGAATCTGCAATGTTTAGAGCTAGAACTGGAAGAATTCAGGCACAGGCTGGCGCCTGGGGTGGTCCTAATATTCAGACGTTGATCGGCGGCCTAACTGGAGCATTAAACGAAGATCCAAGAGCTCTTCAGGCTATGATTGCTGATGCATTCAAAATTGGTGGAACGAGAGGCATTAAAAATATTGATGAAGCTTCAATTACGACATTGGTTAAAGAAGGCTATGGAACGGCTGCAGAAGTAATTGCTGCTCAAGCTACTGCTGGTCGATATGGATATGGCAGAGGTGCTGCTCCCGATATGGCTAATCGTATGGGCTTGACGATGGATCAAGTTCTTCCGATGATGCAACAGACTAGAATGCAATATTTCATGTATCGTCAAGGCACCGCCGAAGGTATAAATAGATTTGTTGCAAACACAACTATTGGTGCGATGAACCCATCAATGGGATTATCAATGGCGTCTCAGGCTGCCCAGGGTGCAGCGGGTGTCACAGATGAAGCATCTTCCATGCTTCAATATAGAGCATTTTTAGAGGCTAACCCTGGTTCTACATATCTTGATTTTGTTGAAGCGAAGAAAAATGGCTTTGCTGATGAAAGATGGCGTAAATTTGTAGGAGGAGCAGCTAGAGCTTATGGCGCAGGTGGTCAAACAAGCAGACTTATTGGCGCAGGAGTTTTAAATGCCGCCCCGGGAACACTAGAAGGAATTGGTCGTACGTATGCCGAAGGAATGGGTCCTGATGTTTATAGAACAGGTAAGCGAGTAATATCGCCTGAAGAAATGTTTGCTGAAGCGACAGGAAAAGTCTCAAAAGAAGCACTTGAAAGCAATATCGGATATGTTGGGCAATATATTGAAAAATTTGGCGAAAAAATGGTGAAGTTTGCCGAAGAAATGAACAATATCGTTAAAATACATTCTGACATCGTCGAAACAACAATTGAAATAAGAAAGAAGCTGGCAAGAGAGAACGTCGGCCCAGGAGACATTTTAAGCAATCGTTTAACGGACGCGACTAAATCCTGGACGCCAGATATTGGTCCATAATGCAACAGATACTTAAATTTAAAATTGAAATATTCGATGTAAGAATGCGTTCATCGATTAATATCATAAACGATACTGATCTTGTAAAAAGCATACAGATAACAAAGAACACTGCTCTCGACAATATTAGTACGATTGTGTTTGCAAAAAGTAAAGCATATGAACTTCTTCCGATGGAAACGATCTTAAAGCTGTATAATTATGTTAAAATAGAGATTGAACTCAAAAACTACAATCCAAGCAATTTAGATTCAACTGGAAAAGGAGAAATGCTTTATTTCTCAGGGTTCATACAGACAATAAATAAACAATCACAATTTGGAACTTCTCCTGTGTCGGCTGTAACGATAACAATATCAGATTATGCAAATCTGTTGAAGAACACATTTTATACCAAGAATTTAACATTTCTCGAAATATTGAATCAAGCTGTTCCCGAATTTAGAATGATAAATTTTTCCGAATATTTAGGCGACAATAGTAATAAATTATTGAATTCTTTCTATAGTCCCACTCAAATTGGCTTTATTTTCTTTGCATTTTTGTTCTTCAAATTTATGTATAGAATTGTATATGATGAAAACGGTGAAACGAAGAAGACAGCCGCTCCCGATAACAGAGAAATTTTTAAGAAATTTAAAATTTATTTGCCATTCGGTTTGAATCTTCCAAGTGGCGATTCGATGTTGAAAGGCCAAGAAACAATGCTTACGATCTACAAGCAACTTCAAGGTGTTGCTCTAGATCTATTCAAATACATTTATCCTGAGCCCATTTTTGAATTTTCAACATTTGAAACAGTTGATTCTGTTATATTGCAAATTAGATTAACGCCGTTTATGAAGTTTGATCGACCAGTAACTCCCCCGATTTCTGTTTCTATAGGCGAAAGAACTAATGACGGATATCGTGATGCCGGTGCGGGAGGGTCTTTTGCTAAGGGAGAGATTCAATCTGAATCATATTCATTTGATTTAGATTCGTATAACGTTATTGATTATAGAGATTTCGGACATAATAGAATAAGATCGATTAGAGAACGATTGGGTATCTCTCCTGCCGAATTTATACGAGACGCAATTGATTCAGGTGACGGCCAAGGCCTACTAACGATGCTTCAAGAGTCTATTGGCGAAGCAAAGAAAATGTCAATCGAAGACTTACTGGCTAATGATAGAGAATCAGATCTAATTACAGCCAATTTTTTCAATACGATACCAATGGACACAAAATTCATAGAGTCTCTAAATATGACGCGTGCTGCAAATTCTGTTGTGAATGTTATATGGACTGTTCCAACAACGGATACAGCTGTTCTCAAAATATCTGGAAGAGAAATTGTTTATGCGTATTTGCAACAAAGGTTACAAGAAGCAGGCGGTGCAGACCAATTTGGAAATTTTGTCTATCAGCAATTCAATAAGGGCGTTTATTCTAATCCCGTATTCCTAATGGACTATCGGGGTGTTTACGGTAAAGATTTTATCTCTGGAGACATGAATTATTTTGGCTTTAGAGAATTTGAAATTAAATGGAACTATTTATCTACCGATTATTCTGCAATTGAACACATTTTAAAGTATATAGATACTGCCGTTCTTAAGGCTGCTAAAGCAATATGTACAGATAAGAAAAATATACAGGTTGTCGACGATGCGATAAGAGCTATGGCTGAACCAATTCAACAAAGCAACTCTAAAAAAGTAAAACCAAGACAAACGATAAAACCATTTGAAACATCGCCCATAATCTCTAATTATGTACCGTCTGATGTCTTAGTAGGCGGTGCTTTAGCAAAATATGTTCCGCCAATGATTTATAGACAAACTTCCCGCGCCGGTTATTTGCCCAAGCCTGCTAAAAACAAGCGGCCTGACATAAAAAAAGCGCTTGATGATCCCGATTTCATAAAAGCATGTAAGCGTAATCATTTCGATCCAAAATGGATGAACGATGCTTCCAAAATATTAGAATTAATTAAAACAGCAAAAGAGCACGATACAAAATTAATGGGTGGATTTGCAAGTGAATTAAATCAGGTCATTGCTTCGGCTTATAGAGAGAACGAACATTTATACGATTGTCAGATAGTCAAGCCAATCGACATAAAAATTCTCCCAGGTATGATTATTCAATCGACAAATGAAGATACAAAAGCAAGGTCCCCAAGGTTTAAGGGATATGCGACATCGGTTTCTCACTCAATAGATTTTGCAGGTGCGACAATGAAGACGAATATTAACTTGTCTAGAACCGCTTCAGATGATTCAGCTGTGACACCTGCGTTTACAGGAGAGTTCGCTCCTTAATATGAATAATCTATTAATAAATAACGCCGCAAAAGGGCCCGGTGCAAAAATATATTTTTGCAAAGTTCTACGATTTCTCCCGTCAAGCAATACTGCCGATGTAGTAACAATCGACAACAACATTTCTTTATTGGGTTGTAATATCGCATGTTCGATGCCTGCTGGATTTGTTTATGGCGCGAGATATATCCCTACGCACGACGATGTCAATCCAGAAGTTGAATATGTAAATTCGCCTGGTGATATTTATTGTGTTGCGGCATTTCTTGAAAATGATTATAATAATGCTGCTATTTTAGGATTTCTATTTCCAATGGAAACAACTTTATCGATAGCTGAATACGGTTTGTATATTTTCAGACATGAATCGGATGTCATGTGGATGGTTCGTGGCGATGGTACAATGCAAGTTTATCATCCGAGTGGTAGTATCGTAAAAATTGGTGACGATAATTCTAATGAGATGACCGATGATCGTGCGACCGGAGGACTATATCCGGCTAAAGCAGACGGATTATATATCCGCGAGGCAGCTGATTATAATGCTCAAAAAGAAACTAATTTATTCATTAAATGGCACGCCGGCCAAGAAGTCACACTCGACAATACGGGAAACGCAATAGTCAAAACTAAAGATACAGCAGGGACTGTTCAAACAACACTTACGATGACTCCCTCCGGCGATGTCACAGTTACAGCAACAAACGATGTTACAGTGAATGCCACTAGAGACGCTATAGTTAATGCCGGTCGTGAGATTCATGCTACTTCTGAATCACACATATATGTAACATCAAATAGCGGCAGCATAAGCGTTCAAGCTAGTAATGGCAATATAGTAACCACTTCTCAAACTGCGAGCATTGCTGCAACCGTTTCAGCTCAAGTTGTTGCACCAACAGTCACTGTTAATTCTGACGCTTTAAATTTAAACGTCCCAGGAACAGGAACTTTAAAAATAAATGGAGTATCTGCTGATTCTGGAACACACTCTCATGCGGGCGGATCAACAATTGTTGCGACAAATGGTATCATTACACAGATTTAATCAATAAGGGAATTAAATGACTACTAAGATTTTTAACCCACAATCAAAGAATTTAATCGTTCTATCGGTTAAGTTGAGAGAAACCTTTGAAACGATTAAATATTTGTTTCCTTTGAACCCAGGATCTCTTTCGATAAGTCAGGCTAATAGAGTTAGTGCTACTTTTACTTATGGCGCTAAAGTATTTCAAAATCTTGGAGCAGGCCTGAAGACTATATCTATTGAAGGTCATACAGGATATAGACTCGATCCTTATAAATATGGCATTCAAGGCGGATCGTCTGAATTAGCATTTGCAGCTGCAGTCCCTATTGATTCTGCTCCTGGAAAGGCTTTATGGCTAGATCTCTATGCATTGGTCCAATTGATGAAAGGCGAAAACAAATATTTACCAAAGTATTCAACTGTAAAGAGCGAATTTTTAGTCGGCAATATGGATTTGATCGACACAGTTCAAATAACTATTCCAGATCAGGGCATTACATATGACGTCATCCTTCAAAATGATAATTTCATGCGAAATAGAGAACAACCGCACCTCTATAAATATAAACTTGATTTTATCGTTACTCAAGAATCTCTTGGTACTCCTCTAGCAGTTGTGGCAATTGCCGACAAGATTCCAGATGTTGGAGGTCTAACTGCATCGATTAAGAGACAGGCTAATCTTCTTAAAAGTGTAAAGACTCAATTCATGGCTATTCCTGGAATTCAGACTGTTGCCAAGTATTACGACGATGCAGTAAAATACGTAAATCAATCGGTCGAATATGGTAATTTCTTTATTAATACAGCAAACTCGACAATTAATGATTTGCGAAGATTAGAGAGAATGACAGATGCTCTTAATGGAGTTACAAAAAATCTCGGTCTTTTACGCTTAGCAGTAAATCAAATAAAATCTTTTTCTGATTTAAGAACAGCCTTTTATGAACCATACATTAGATTAAAAAACATCAGTATGCAAATGAGTCTTCTAAAGAAATCTATGACGGGTGATCAGCAAAATTTACAATTCAATGTTAATCTGACTCGTTTGGCATCTATTTCTGCTCCTGTTACATTAGCTGCAAATAAAGCAACGGTGGCTCAGTTTCAGAAAGATATAAGACAATTAACCAGAATTGCCTTTCCTTTTCCTATTGATAGAGTTGAAGAGGTTACTGTCAGTGGTATTAAGAAAATTAATGTCTTCTTTAAAAGCAGACCTTCAGCTCTTGGTATTTCTGATATTAAAATTTTTGCACCTACAGATTTTGGAAATGAAAATAATTTAGTAGAATCATACGACGATAACCAACTCGTCATGTCAACTAATTATGACGAGATGGGATACATATATAATTTTCTTATCGAATATAATTTTACGTCTTTTGAATCTGTTGTTCAATCAAAGTACAAGAGCATAAAAAGAATTTTGATTCAAAATGGCGAAACAATGGATTCACTTATAAAGAAGTATTCTCCAAAAGAAGCCAATGCTTCAAGAACATATATTTCTGAAGTTGCATATTTGAATGAAATAGAATATCCGTATATTGTAACATCCGATAACGATAACTTCGATGCTTATTTTGGATCGTATGGATATAAGATTTTTTCAACAAACGGCGAATTCATGCAATACATAAACAATATTGATGTAACATTGAATCCCGGTGTAGTTCTTCCATCGTACAGCTCTACAGAGGCTGATTCTACGTCTTTTTTACTGCAGCAACAGGAAGTAATAGATCAGATTAAAACGGGTGATAGATTCTTTGTTCTTCTTTTTAAAGAAACATATTCAAATAGATGTTATGCTGTTTTTGGCGTCTTTCTAGCAACGAATGTTTCAGCCTGCAAGTTGTTTAACGCTAGTAGCTATGTGATTTGCGCTCTTGAAAAGGGACGATCATACGACATAGAAAATAATTCAATATTTGAAATATTAAGTCCGTATACGGCGTCGGGTGATTTGATAGATTATTATGGACAGACTGATTTATTCGATAGCATTACAGATCCTGATATTGATCTATTTGACAAACTAGTAACCGTAATTGACAGTATTTATGTATTGAACGTTGGTTCTTTTACTTCGGGAACATTTCCGTTTACAGAAGCCGATAAAACATTCCTTGCGGGTGAATCAGACAATTCAAATTATGTTATTTTAACTAATTTTACAGCGACAGGTGCATCAACAATCAGTTCATATTCAATTACTGCATTTAGTACTTATCATGTATTGACTGACGGCCAGGAAATTTTGCTTCCATCATTTGAAAACACATTCTTGCCGTTTGCAGAAGCATTTACAAAAGAAGATACATATAAGGTGGATTTGGATGCTAGATTTGAATATTTAGATGATCAAAATATTTCTATTCTCCCACGCTCAGATCTTCGTAAAATGGCTTTTAGTATTTTAATTGGAACATTTACCGAATACGAGACTCTTTCGTTTAGTATTTCAGGAGCAACCGGGACATTTATAAGTATAGATGATACAGATATATTATTCTTGTTATTATCTGGAACACCCGTCTCTGGAGATATTATTTCTGGCACTTCGGCAACATGTACAACATCAGGAGCTCCTCGTGAAGATCAAGGATATCTTGAATTTAAACTCATATACGGCATAGACAACATAAAACAAGCACTTAAAAATAGACTTGAATGTCCACAGGGCGGATTAATTTTGCACAAGGATTATGGTCTCCCTGTTTTACTCGGTAAAAAGAATACACTAGAACATCTTATTCTTCTCAGATATAATTTATTTAATCAGCTCATGTCTGATTCTAGAGTTAAATCTACCGATGACATTCAAATCTCAGGTGAAGGCGACGTAGTAAAAGCTCAAGCATCTGTTATTTTGGTTAATAATGACGATGTGCTTATTAAGACTACACTATAAGAGGACTAAAAAGTGACTGTACAAATTAAAAATGCTGATACAATAAAATCTGACTTCATAACTTTCTTGAGATCAGCGATTGAAGAAAATGGCGGCCCAGTTGTTACTGATTATAATATTGGCAGCGTTTTAAATGTCCTTGTTGAAGCTTTTGCCGATGTCCTCGAAAACTATTATTTCGACTTATTTCAGGTAACAAGAGACTCTCTTGAAAATATTTATAATGGGTTTAATTTCTTTAAACAACCGGGTAAGAAATCATTAGTAACGCTGTCTATATACATAGATGCTTCATTCGCATTATTGACATCTGAGTTCTTTTCAATACCAAGAGGAACAAAGGTTTCAACAGAAGACGGTTCGGTTGTATTTGAAATTGTAGATGATTATGTTCAACCGACTTCTCTTTCACTATCGGGAGAATTTGCAGGAAAAGCTGAATATATTGTTAATGCTGTTTGTACTGAAGCAGGAATAGAAGGAAACGTTGCTTCAAATGCTATAACAAAATTTGTCACGACAATCACTAACATAAATAATTATGCATATTGGATTAGAAATTCTTCGGCTTCTGGCGGAACTACTGCCGAAACAGAACAAGATATGAAAATTAGATTCCAGAAATATCTTGTTTCTTTGAGAAGAGGAACTAAGGAATCACTCGAATATGCTTTATCCACAAATGCTGCATTTACTGGACTTATGTATTCTATTAGCGGATATAGAAATCTATATCTAGTAAAACAATATTCTCCGTCTGTAGGAACAAACAATTATGATTTAGATTTGACTCTTTGGAATAAATTCTATCCATCATATTCTTTATTTACTGACGATGATGCAAGCGGTACAAATCCTTACTATTTATATGTTGGGGCAGACGATAAGTTCAGCAATATTTTAATGTCAACGCAATCGGTTCCTTCTGGAGCAGATGTTGATAGTTATTTGATTGTTGGAAGTACAACAGCTCCTACTGCTTATGGTATTGAATATTATGATTCAGTGACTGAAACGTGGGAACAAGCTGAAATTTTAAATACGACTATCGCAAGTGATTATCCATTGATTGCAGAACAATATCTAGCTTGGAGTATCGATACGACAAGATGGGGCAAATTTCAAATTCGTGACTATAATGCTTATTTCATAAGAATAACTATGAAAAAATCTGGCGATGGTAGACCTAATTTCGATGTTTATAAGACAATGACTTATCCATTCCCAGGTTATATAGACATTTATTGTTTGAAGAATTATAGAGATGCTGTTACTTCAGCCGACAAAACATTAATTTCTGAATCGATAGATAATTTTAAAGCAGCTGGCGTGATAACTACAGTTACCGACGCCTCAGTAGTTCAGATTCATCCGACAGTTATCATAAATACTAGTGATTTGACGTCGTCATTAGTGCCATCTGATATAGCTACAAGTATCAGAGAAGACATAATTACATTTTCAAATACAAAAAATGTATCGACCGACTTCATCAGAAATGAACTATATGCTTATTTATATTCTAAATATAATCAATATGGAAATCTTTATATTTTCTATAAATACGACCCTTCGATCTATGAAGATATTGTAAACAATGTGTTCAAAGAAGGATTTAGGGATAATGTATTAGATGCTTCAATTAATGAAAAAATAGATTTGCTTCTTTCAGACGTTTATGTTGTTCGCAATTTGAATTCAATTGTTAACACTCTCACTGGCTGGGACTACACGGACGGGGTTTATAGTTTAATACAGCAATACAACGATTATTATCATGATCCTTATAGTACAAGAACAGATCTTTATCTAGCCTATTAACAAGGGGAAAACATGTCGACCTACGATCAAAATTTTAGAGATGAATCGCCGCATAATGCTTCGGGCAAATATCCCTATATAGAATTTGCGGATCAATATATCATCAATAGCGCAGGCTATTTGAACAATTCTTTAGAGGGACTTTTATTTGATGATGCAACGTTAGGATCGCCTGCAGGTTCTGGTATCATAACGATGCCAGGTCTGGGTAATGCCACGCCGAAATTTTATTTTTACACAACGGCTGTGGGATCATCAACTGCCCGCACCATAACGGCTGCGTCTATTACAGATAACATTTGTACGATTACGACCAATATTGCTCATGCATATTCTTCGGGTAGTTTGGTTTCAGTGAATGGAGTCGATTGGGATTCTACGCATCCAAACATAAACGGAACGTGGGTAATAAAATCGCTTCCAGCAGCGACTCAATTTACGTTTGAAATAAGCGCACCCGATACAACAACTCCTTTTACTTTCTATACTGGCACAACATATGTTTCATCTGTTTTTGAAATAAGAGACGACAGAGCATCTGGTGATGTAAGAGGACAAAGCTATACATCTATCGCTTTTACTCCTAAGCCTATTCTTAAGCCCGCCGTGGGCTATCAAAGAATTCTACCGTCAGATCTTTATACTCGATTTAGATTTCAGACGGGCTCTGATGTAACTCCACAGGGCGGAATAAATTCGAATCTATTTAATGTTGTTGATGACGCTAATAATAATATTAAGCCTGTTTTGTGGGCATATTTCTTTGGGTATAGCACGCCAGCACCCAATGCAAGTATAACGGCATTCGAGATTATGTTTGGATCGTATGCTGTTGTTCTTCGTCCGTCGGGTGATGGTTCAAGATTAGAATTTGCACTTGTAAAATTTAATTGGCCAGCTGCAGATACTCGAGATTGGATGGCTAGCACGGTCGGTACCGATAGATTCAATCAATATACTGTGGGTGGAACAGATCTCGGCTATCTTATATCGACAAATCCAGAAGTTGGTAAAGTCGCCGACGCTTCAATCGTTACTGAGATTGCTAAATCGGATTCATTTACTTATGATTCAGAATTTGCGGTAAAATTAAATTTGAAAATAACGATCAGAAAGCACATGTTAACAGACTCCGCGCTTGATGGTACTTATCTTGTTAATTTAATGGTTAATGATGACTATGATAAGTTTGGTGAAGGAGCTCATTACGATTCAATATTACACGGCTATATTACAAAACCCGATCCCGATATCAATGCCGTGACGATATTATATACTCCTGTGTCTCCTCCTGTTCGAGACCTTATGTTGATGCCAATAATGTATTTTAAATTTAACAATACTGATCAGGACAATGTTGGAGCTCCAAACTTATCTGTGTCCCCTGCTCTCCCGGGTTCTAGCAAAATTGTTCAAGACAGTTTGATGTTTAAACAAATAAATCCCAGCGCTTCATATCTTTATTAAGAGGTTACAATATGTCACAGCTATTTAAAAATAACGCAACAACAAGTTTGGCAGCCGCTGTCGGTGCTGCTGATCTTACATTTACAGTAGTAACAGGTGAAGGAGCTCTCTTCCCTAACCCAGGAACCGGTGAGCATTTTTTTGTCACATTAGAGAATTCAACTGGAACAAAGGAAATTGTCCGTGTGGTGTCTAGAGCTGCTGATGTGTTTTCAATTGATCCTACACCAGGTCTGGGTAGAGCTCAAGAAACTACATGGGGCGGCGGCACTGGCAGCTCTTTCAGTGCCGGAGATATAGTTGAGCTTAGATTAACGGCGGGATTTATTGAACATCTTTCTGAAGGATCTATTGTTTATATCATAGACGGTGGTGGCACCGATATTACAACGGGTTTAAAGGGATTTATCGAAGCACCTTTTAACGGCTCGATTACAAGCGTACGGCTTTTTGCTGATGTGGCAGGATCAATAGTGATAGATATCTGGAAAGACACTTATGCAAATTATGATCCAACTGTAAGTCAAGTCGGAGATTCGATTGTAAGTCTTACGCCGCCAACTCTTGCTTCTGCCTTTAAATCTCAGGATACAACTTTAGATGGCTGGACAACTCAGTTTTCTAAAGGCGATATATTTTATTTCAATGTCAACTCTGCAGCGACTGTTACAAGAGTAACCATATCGATGGGCGTGAATAGATACTAATGTTCAACTTTCACTCAGTAAATACAGCTGAAGTTAATGCTAGCTCTAGACTTCCTGATGTGCCCGTATTAACGATACTCGCATCAGAAGATAGCAATACATTATCTTGGACTTCGCCGTATTTTACTGATTTTTTCACTCTTTACTGGTCCGCTGATTCTTTTACTGCTATTGATGAACCAGGTGTGCATACCATTGAAATTGCAACAGCTGCTGGCGCAGATCCATCTGTAATCATATCGTATATTCATACTATCCCAGCAGCATTCGGTTTAACTGTTTTATACTATAGAGTTGCTGCTCGCAATGAAAATGGATCAACATTATCAAATGAAGTAAATAATTATAACTTTAGATTAGCGATTTATGAAGAAATATATCAAAAAACAATCGAAGATTTAACATTAAGATTTACTCCAGAACTTAGGAAACAATATGAGGACTCAGAATTATGGCGATCATTTGTACAGTCGCTTTGTTCTGAGCTTGCTCAAGGTCGTTTCGAAATAAAAGAAGCTCTAAAACAGCTTAATCTTCAAAAGGCCGTTGATGTTTTCATGAATATGTGGAACGATGTCACAGGAATTTCTAAAATAAATGTATTAAATAGCACGACGGGCTTGATGGAACCAGAGACTGATGCTCAATACCGTCAGCGTTTAGTTGATAGTGTGTTTTGGGACAAGGTTTCAAATCTGGCATTAAAGAAAACAATGCTTCTTAAATTGGGCTATGATGCAGACGTTTTAGATGCAGGTCAAGATCCTACAAATTTTAGAAATGTTCCGACGGGATTATCGTCTGATTATACAGCAGTTCACGGTGCTTATTTTATCCCCGGAGAAACAATGTCGTTTCTCAGAACAGGACCTAATAGCGAAGGTGTTGTGGTTTCAGATACAGGTGACGAGGACACGCAAGGAACGTTAACATATGTCAATTATATTTTTGCTCCTGCAGGTGCTCCATCGTATTCAATGTATGCTTTGTTCGGTGAGACGTCATGGATGTTCTCCAATCCTATTCAACAGCCTCCTGGTGTTGATACTCCTGGTCCTGCTACTTTAACTCACGATGTTAATTACAACCCATTTCCTCCTCCGTTTGTTGCAGGAGAAGCAATAACATTTTCTCCCTCTGGAGCAATTGGTGTTGTTATTACTGATACAGGCACGAATTTAACATTTACATTATCGTCCGGGTCGAACATGCCAGCGCAATGGGACCTTATACAGAACGCTGCAGGAACACGAAGATCGGTTTTATCAGAAAACGTTAGTCTTCTTACGGTTCTTTCGACGTCCGTGCACTCAAAATTATTGTCAAATATTTACAGTGTTAATTTGGGAACGCAAACGCTCCTTGACGGTCCTCTGAACACAATTTATGAAGAAATTACTGGATTAGCAGCATTGGGAAATGTATTAACAAAAATTCTTCAGGACATTTCTACAGAGCTTCTCGATTATGATTCGGAATTCGGCAACATTCCATACGGTGCTATCTTCATGGGTGCTGAAAGCTATGGCGGTATTGCTATATCTACTTATACAAATTGGACTTATGGCGGAATAATGGATTCTATCTATATGGACAATCAATGGACTGCTGCAGATGGTAAATTATTCTATGGAAACAGTGGTCCGGATGACATTGTTATCTTAACAAGGACAAATTAACATGCGAGATATTCTTAAATACGCTAAGGCAAATGTTAGAATCACCGATGAAGATGGAAAACTTATCTTTAAAGATTCCAATCTATTTGTAGATTCTGGGAGAAAATTTTTAGCTGATACATTGAAAGCAACAATTTCAGGCAGTCAAATAAATCCTTCATTATTTGCATGCGATCTTGGTGATGATTCTACAACTCCGTCCGTTGATCAGGTAGATTTAGTGAATTATATCAGTATAAGCATTGCAGTTGATACGCCTACTTATCCTGCAGATCTTTCTGGCGAGCCTACGGGCATACATTTTAGATTTACGTTTAATAATACAGGTTTTGGTGGAGATCAAACGATTCGAGAAGTAGGCTTATTCTATAGGCCAGATTCAATCGTGGCACCTCTTTTCCCATTTAGGGGAACTCCAGCAAACGCGGGTTATATGTTAGCTAGAATGAAAACAACAGCAAGTTCGATAGTTGTAGGCGATACAAGAACAATCACAATAGATTGGAAAATCATATTCTAAGAGGTTAATGAAATGTCTTTAACACTGCCGTATCCAACATACACTGCTTTCACATCTACGACTGTTCATAGCGATGCTGCGCATAATACTCCGCATGCAGGATTATTGAGTAACGACGTTTATCTTGCAAGTCAAATAGATGCTGCGAATACAAATATTTCAACTTTACAGGCTGCTCCTTCTACTGGAACAATTGTTCGAATTACGCCCTCGATGGTACTTATGGCCAACAATGCAGTTTTTGCGATAGACGATGGAATGGTTCCCGAATGGAATTTTTCTGTAATATATGGCATAACTTATCATAAAATATGGCAAACCCATACATATCCTTGGTTCTTACCATATACTGGAATTTCTGGTGTTCTAGTGCAAGCTGCCGTATGGACCACTTCGTCAACATCATGTTACGTAAAGGTTAAATCAACTAGCTGCCCAGAGTTTACTGCGGCCTATTCAAGATCTAGAGCCAATAGTGATGATGGTTGTTCAGACACTAATGAATTTGAGATTCCGTATGAAGGAAGTAGAATTTTTCAGACATACTATAGTGCGGTATGGGGTAACGGCTTTGCATTGACTGTGAATGTTGTGGGATATAGAACATAAGGAGTAAGTATGATAAAAGAATTGTGGGCAAAATATAGCACATACGTTTTTATAGGAATTGGGGCATTGATTCTAATAGTTGCTCTCGTTTTTATTGGACAATGGTGGGCGGGAAGGTCAGCGAATGCTCTTGCCGACAGACTACGACAAGAGTTCCAGGTTGAGAACAGAGCCCTCTATGACAATCTTGCTGTACTCAAGGACAGAACACAACAACTTGAGCAGCAATACAGCATTCAAAAGGGCGAACTAGACAAGATTCGAAGGAATCAGAAGGGAAGCGCTACCGATGCATTCAACAATCCAGATAAGAAAGTTGCTGCTAGTTATTTCGATAATACTATCGACTCTTATATTCCCAGCAACTAACTGGGCAGCAGAACTTAATCCTACTCAATATGTCATAAAGGGTCAGCCGGCTCCTTTCACGGGTTTCATTGTTGATGAACCCCGTCTGAAGACGTGCGTCACTGCCGTTCAAGACGCGAACTACTATAGAGATTTATCAAATCTACAAGAGAAGTTTTACTCGCAGAAGATTGCAGACAATGCTAAAATCGCCGAGCTCGAACTATCACTCAAAACAAAAGAGGACGCTGCGGTTGAAAAAGGGTTAAAAGAAGAGCTGGCTGCGAAATCTGTGTGGTATCGTCAGCCTTGGTTTACAATATCTGCGACTGCATTAGTTTTTATTATTACCGGAACGCTTTTACCTTAGTAATTGGTTAAGATTCATTAATTTATACATAGATAGAGGTGTTTGAGGAGAATCTGATGGCAGTGACGAAAATGATATTTGTCCGCGATAGAACAGTCAAACTCATGTTTGATCTCCATCGCATTCTCCTTACGGGAGATACATATTATTTTGCAATGAAAACTGATCACTCGCATGATTATTACGATATAGAGCCCCTTGAATGCACGGTAACCGATGCAACCAATGGGCTTTTTGAAGTTACAATCACCAACGATCTGACTCAAAACCTCGATATAAGTAGATATTATGGCGAGCTGATCCGCCTTACCGCTGCTGGATCATATCAGACTCTTCAGGAGTATGAAATAGATCTCCGACCCGAAATCATAAGTACAAGGGACATATAAGATGAGAAGGATTTTCGACCAGTTCAAAGATCTTAGAGACTACTCAGGACTCTCAGGACTTCCAGTCGGTGAAGCTGGCAAGTTTCTAGCTTGGAGTCCCGATGGCGTTACACTCGGAAACTATTCAGGAACAGGAACGCCGGGTGAATCTGGTTATTCTGGCTATTCCGGTGACAACCCAGGAACATCTGGATACTCAGGCTATAGCGGCTCTGGCTACTCTGGTTTTAGTGGCTATTCGGGAATGGGTACGTC